TCAGGTCTCTCTGCCTGAGCTGGGGCCATTGGTGCCTCAGGTCTCTCCGTCTGAACTGGGACCTCGGGTGCCTCAGGTCTCTCCGTCTGAACTGGGACCTCGGGTGCCTCAGGTCTCTCTGCCTGAGTTGGAACATCTGTAGCTCCATCTACTGTATTGGTTACAGCATCTGATGTTGAGGCCTGAGTAGAAGCATTCAAGGTGCCTTCTGTGGTTACCCCAAGACCCGTCCCGATATCTTGAAGAGACTGACCAACAAAATTAGCCATCTCTTGTGGAGCACTATTTCTAGTTGCCTGTAACTGCTCCTCTGAAGCAGCCAAATTTTGACGCTGAACTTGCGCTTGCTCTGGGGTTATGTCGCCACGCCTTTCTGCTTCTTGAAGTGCTGTTTGCGCCAAAGATCCTACTTCAAGAGCTTTATCGGCCTCATCCCTTGAATCCACAAATCCAGTAAATCCTCCAAATACTCTATTATAGTTATCTAGGTTTTTGTATGTTTCAGCTCTTTCAAACCCGTAAGTTTTTCTGTAATCGTACATTCCATCTTCATCGAGGAATGTTCTGTCTATGTTTTTAACAATGTTAGCCGCTAAAATTGCATTAGTTGAAGCATTTCTCAGTCCAGGGCCTGCTAGGTCTTTTGTAAATCTACCATAGACCGTATTAAATGCCTCCCCCATGCTACCACCTGGAGAGAAGAATGTATCGCCAGCCATCTGAAAAAATCTGTTTTTACCTAAATCGCCAGATATATTTGCCCCAAACATTGGATTGGATGCAATTACATCTGGAGTCACAATTCCAGAAACTCTCTGTCTCTCCTGCATTGAGGTATAAGAATAATCAGATACCTTTGGCCTTCCAAATGTACGTAACATAGGGGCATCTCCCATGACCCCCGACAAAACGGTGTTTAACACTAAATCCAAAATTGGATTTTGTGTATTAATTCCTGATGCTGGTGCAAATCCAGAGTTGGCAATATTGCCAGAAGGAATTCCCCCATATGGTCCATATGGGGAATTCAATCCTGGTGGAATATTGGAGAGAGCGTCTAACACAACTTAAAGAATACATTAAATATCTATAAAATTATATATCACAATTCATAGAAATTCTTTTTTCATTTATCATTTCAAGGCATTTCGCATATCCAGCAATATCAACTCTATTATCTCTCTTTGGTCTATTAATTTCACGACTAATTTTAAGTGCAATCATACATAAACCAACAAGCTCTGCTGATATTGGATCTTCCCCATTAGTCATCTTTGCCCACTCTGATAGTATGGGAGCCCACAATGACCCAGTTCTACTAAAATCTTCTATTGGGTGTCCATAGTCATTACCCCTATCAAATGAAACAAGCCTATCAGCTTCTTGGCAGACAGTCTCGGGAGAAGAATTAGTGATTTTTAATTCTTTCAAGTTTTCATCTAAAACCTTTAATTTTAATGCCTGTGCAATAATTAACTCAATATTCGCTCCACGGGATTTCTCCCATCCATCCAGAAATATTACGGCATCTGCGTCTATTATTAATTTTATAGCATCCCTCATGAATTCTTCCCAAGAATGAGAGTTCACATCTTTGGGATTGTTGGCGGGATTTAATATATTTAAGAACCCCATGTTTTTTAGTTTTATCTCTAAATCAAAGAACTTTGGGTAGTTGCTTTGATGATACCCCGTCATTGGCCCTGCCAGATAAATCGTTGCTTGACGGGATAAGGGGACATTTTGATCCATTTGTTGTGCTTGTGTCATTTGTTGCATTTGTTGTGGTGTCATCATTTTTTGGCTTACCAAATATTTTATAGTAATCTTGAACTAGCTTATCTAGTCCGGTGGCAGCTGAACCCTCATCTGCCTTAGATTTTATGTACGGATACGATGCAGAAATAAATTTATTAAAGTTGTCTGACCTATTTTTGTTAGCTTTATTAATATTGTCTACAGAGATATAGTTCATACCCCCCAATACCTTAATTTTGTTCTCTAGAATGTTTATGGTATTTTCGTGATCCATTCCTTGGGTGGCCATTCTAATACGCAATCTATCATAACCGATGGGCATATCCCAATCGGTTTTACCAAGGGCAGTTAAACCCCGCAAAAAAACCTGCCTAATTAAAAACCTTTCGCGGGTATAGAAAAATTTCCGCTTAGAACCTCTTTTGATAGATCAAACAACTTCTGATTGAATTGTGTCATCATCCCCATCAACGTAAACAATACAGAAGATGTTAGTGTGCCAATGTAGCTTTTATCTATTTCAGAGAATAGATCAAAATCTTTCATGTCCCAAACACTAGCAGGATAATTTCTAATTTGTGCAATCCCGTTTACATCTTCAAGTTGGTAGTAAAGGCACCCAAGATTAAACTGATTAGAATATTCTGCAGGACTCAGTATTTTTCCATCGTTGTATGCTTTGTCTGTTTGCCTTCCTATGATGTCCGTTTCTCTTTTTGTTCTATCACGAAATCTTACCCTTAACGGGCCATTCTCAAACGAATGAGAAAATGGTGTTCCTGTCGCTAAGCTTTCTGCATAAAGATTTCTATCTTCTTCCGTTACGAACAGCTTTGGAAGCTGATATCCAGGTTTATTTATATCTAACTCTTGTTGTACTTCTTCTTTGGTGTTTTGTAGTGTTTCGTTCATATTTTATTACTCAGTTTCTTCAAGTGATGGATGGAATGTCATGGCAAGATATTCATCTTTCTCAAAATCTCCACCCTCTTCTTTTTGTTCTTCTGCTGACTTAGGCGTACCATCTTTATAGACGTTAGCCTCTTCATATTTAATGTAACAGGGCTCAGATTCCAAGATATATTTTTTGCCAGGGTAAACCGTTTCTTTTTCTACGTCAATGTCACTATTGCCACCAACCCATTTAACCAAAGAGTCTTTAAATTGTCTTTGCCAGAAATTTTCAAACCATACAAATTCCTTGGATGTGCCATATTCCTCAACCTTTCTGTAGTGCCATGAAACGTTTTTGTATATTTTCCACGGCTCTTCTTTTCCTGTGTCATCTGCAAGATACAAAGCTCTGCAAGAATTAACCATCTCTTGACTTATGACTGTTTTTCCAAACTTATCAACCCCCTCACGCCTTTTTGGTTCTGTGGGAGGAATTCTAATTGGATATCGTGGATGAAGTGGTAACACAAAAGGAGAACAGCAGAGTGACAAGATTGGTCCGTTTCCTGCGATAGTACCTGCCTGTGGCTTTGAAGATCCACCACAAAGCAAAAATCTACCCGCTAAAATAATTTCATAACAGATTATGGAGTTCTCGTAAACGGCACTTGAGCCAGCCATCACGTTTCCTCTTACAAGAAGCGTAGACTGCGCTCTGTCCCAATCTTTGATTAAGTTTCCGTCCAGATCTCTGTTGGGGTAATTCATGAACCCCCCGCTCCAATCTATAGTTGCAGAAGACTTAAAAAATATTAATGGAAACTTACCCTCATCCGTTGGGCCAAGAACAGAAAATATTCCGTCTGTAACATTACTTATAGATGGAGCAATGCTCGTTACCTGAGCATTGGTCCTAAAAGATATTCCAGTCGGATTGTATTTATCCCCAAGAATTTCTGGATCCCCTGGTTCTGGCTTAAGTTTGGGGGCATAAGATTTCATCGCAGTTAACTGTATTGAACCCTGCTTTGAGTCTACTAGGGTGTGCCTTCCAGATCGTATTCTAACGTTTTTATTGGTAGTGTGTATATCAGCAGAATTTTGAGCTTTTATATGAACATCATTACCAGAAAGAATCACAGTATTGTGTCCAGAAATAATCTCTGTGTCTTTTGCGTTGGTGATAACAATTTTACCTCCACGCATCTCAATGCTAGATCCCCAAGCGTCCCTTAGAAGAACAGAACCATCGGGCAATACCCCTATAAAAGCTTCACCCTGTCTGTGGTAGGTATAATCTCCGTCTATGGATGTTGTAGGATTTCCATTTTCGTCAATTGTTTGAGTTGCTTTTGATATGTTGGGTTGTGGGGAGCCTGCTTTTTGAGCATCAAAGAAGGATCCATATTGACCCTCGCCAATATTTGGAGCACCCCCTTCTTGTGGTTCTTCCCTTTCCCAGTCTTTTTTGTAAGCATTAAATCTTTCAAATCTATAACCCCCAGAGGTTTGCCATGCTACATAATCTCTGGCCATGCACCCAAACGCTGCTGGATGTTGATCTTTCGGATCAATTTTGAATCCAATTCTTTTCGCCTCTTCCTTGATTTCTTTGTCGCCCTCGCCAAGGGGATCATCAACCTCATATACTCGCTTGGGAACAAAAATACCGTTTTGTTTACTTATCCAAGCAGACACAGTTGTCCTAGTACTATTTATTCCAAGCTCGTCACTCCAAACTTCTGAACTTAACTGACCGGAGGCTTTGTTTGTTTGAACCGCTAATCCTGAGGCAAACCAACCAGAAAAAAGTTTAATTGTATGAAGATCTCTTTGATTTGTAACAAACGAAGGAAGAGATGGAGACGTAAAAATTTCTGTATTAGTTCTACCATAGTCACAAAAACTATTAATACTAAATCCAGAATTAAAAAATTTAAAGTTATGTGCGATCATATCAACCAGACTATCTATCTGGTTAAAATTGATTGCCGCTAAGTTACCCGCCTGAATTCTGTAATATAGTTTTCCGTGCGCAGTGCCCACATGCGCTTCGCTCATGCTTTGGTTTTCACCAGAAATTAAATCTGACCAAACCATTGAGCCCGAATTTCCAAACGCCAACTTTCCGCACTTGAATGTTTCGGGATCTAAAACTGAATAAAAAGAGTCTTTATAGCTTCCCCAAGTCGGAACTATTGGCTCTGACCCAGGCAATGCAGAGGCCATGGATATGACGCCACCAATAACCATTCCGTTATTGGTTTCATGATGATAAACAAAGATTACATTATCTCCAATTGATGGAGCATAAGTAGACATTGTTCCAGTTACCGTAGCTGCCGCTCCTGCAGAGTAAGTACAAGAAATTATCAGTTCAAAGGGGGTTTCGACTAAGCAAGAACTTTTTAAAGGGAATACGTCTACAACTCTTCCTATGCCAGACAATATTCTGGGGAGATTGGGGCTTCTTGTGAGAAGGTCACTTCCAATTCCATTAATAGGATCATTAACAGTTGGATACCCAGCAGTGATGCCAGGATTTTTTGGGGTCGTTGGAAAAGAGTTTGCAGCCATAAAAACTAAAGGGGCGACGTGATATATTTTTCACGCCGCCCCAGATTAGTCAAGCACTAGATTATAGCAATCCTTGGAATTGGCACTGCAAGTTTTCGCGGATCATGAGCTCTTGCGTATTCATCGAGAAACCGTAGTTTGTTACGAATACACCGAGGGCAGTTCTGTTGAAAGAACCTGTAACACCGTTACATCCACCAGAAGTACCAGAGAATGAAACTGTTCCACCACCAGCACATGAGTTGAAAAGACCACTCATGAACTCCGATGTTCCAACGATTCTGCCAATGGTCATTTGTCCTGTTGGACGTCCCATTGCTAAGTAAACTCTATTTGAACCAAGTTCAAAAAGTTGGTTAGCTTGTTGTTGGTAATTGAGCTCAAGATTTTGAACCAATGCACCAACACCCAAGTCTCCAGCTCCTGAAACCGTCATTAGAGCTTGATCCGACAGGAGTACGCCTCCTACGGGTTGATTTCTTCCGAAAATATCAGCCATATTTTTATTCCTTTCTTATTTTTAGATTACGTTGAGTTTGAGTTGAATCACATTGACTGGGTAAGGCAATGTAAGATTTACTGTAGCCAGCACTCTAGTTCTGATCAATGGATCAGTTTCGAGTTGAACAACCTCATAATCAATCAATTGAGGCCCAGCTTTTAAGGTCACAGCATTTGACTGTAAGAATGTCAATCTGTCGACCAAGCGTGTTCTCATCAATTCTTGGAAATATGGATGATTGTTGTATTGACCAATGAATGACTTGAGGTCTTCACGAAGAATCTTGGCAATCGAGTCAAGGTTTGTCGTGATTGAAATCTCAGCCATATTATCGTCAGTGTAATCAGTAGTGAGTTGGTGGCGATTGTAAATAGCGCCCTCAAAACGATCCTGGTCGATAATCCATGTTCCGCCATTGGCAATTGTATTTAATTGGCTCAATGTGAAGTATGGGGTTGATCTATCGGCTTTTGTGAATCCGTTTAAGATCACGTTTGTTAATGGTTGGTGAGGAGCAACACCAGACTTGAGTCCAGCGATGGCTGCAGCACCGAAGTATCCATCAACATATTTATCTCCTTCTTGGAGGAAGTCTGGCCAAACATTGACCACACGACGTGAACCATAGGCTTCTGAATTGCCAGCAATGTAGAGAGCTTGCTCACTCTTTGAAAGAGCTCTAACAACTTGAACTCTACGAGGATTGATTGCAGAACCAACCGCAGTTGCAAAGGCTGGAGACTCTAAAACGAGGTTTTCTTCGTCGCTAACAGAGACAACTCTGAATGACTGATAAACTTCTTGCCCAAATGCATTAACCGTGAAGTCTGATCTGAAGATATCTCCAGGTCTGATTCCGTCAGTTAAGAAGTGAGCTCCAGGTACTGTAACTCTATTATATAAAGCTGGGCTCACACCAGGAGCAGCTGATACATAACCCACCCAAGCCTGTCCATCTAACTTTTTACTGTAAAGGTCGATAACTGACGAGAATGACTCACTGATGATTGCAACTCTTTCACGAGCGCGCTCATCTGCGCTAGCAGCCAATACGTGCGATTTTGCAGCTTGAAGTACTTGTTGATCTCCACTGGTTGGAACAATGTAGTATGCCGAACCGTCATAGGTTGTAGCATCAAATGCACGATTGTATCCATCAACCGAATCTTCGTCGACTGGAACATAGTAAACTTTAGTTCCTGCTGAATTTTGCAGAGCCTTTAACACAGCATAAGCGACTGGATTTTCAGGAGCAACTTTACCAATTTGTGACTCAATAAGTCCAGCGTCGCTGATTGTGTTGATTTGATTAGCTTTAGCCAATTGAAGAGCTTTGTAGCCAACAAATACGTTTGCTGATTTTACGATCATCTGAAGAGGAAGACCGCTTGTCTCAGTAAACTCAGAATTTACAACATATACATCATTAGACAATGTCAGCTCAGTTCCGTCTGAATTGAGCGACCAGGCCATTGATCCTGCTGTTGGGTATCCAACTCTTGGGATGTTCAATGAAGGAGCGCGATAGCAAAAATCAACGCTGATGACTGTCGAGCTTGTAACTGAAGATGGGAGTGGGTCCGCAATCTTGATAGTTTTTGTAGCACCCGAAGAAGCTGCATTTACTACAACATAGAACTTATCTCCAAGACGAAGTCCATCGCCAGTAGCGAACTTTGCTTTTACGCCAAGTGAGCCAAGGAAGAAGTTTGTATTAGACTCAACGACTTGTGGTGACGAATAATCGATACCATTTGTCGTTGTGACTGCAACCTGTGGTAAATCTGCCCAAACACCACCACGAACAACCTGAACTTCATAGACAGTGTTGAAAAGTCCACCATAAAGATTTGCGTCTACAGCTGTTGGGGTTACGGCTGGGAATACTTTCTTTGCAGTAACTGTGTATTTTTCGCCAAGGACAAATGCTGCTGTATAGCTGCTGAAAACCACTACAGATCCTTTTGTTCCAACAACCAAGACTTGGTTAGGGGAAGTTCCTGTGATTGCAACGTTGTCAACATTATCTCCCTTTACGCTAGTTACACGGAATCTAGCGTTGGTAGCATTACCTGCGGTTACAACTTCAATAGTGTATGTATCCTCAAGATAGCCAAGAGCGAGATCTCCCGCAAAGTTGTTGGCTGATCCAGAAACTGCGGAAGCAGCAACTGTTCTATTGGTTTCCTTAGCGTCAACAACTGACGAAGAGAATACTGATGTACCAGCTGCAATCGTTACGTTGCTAGCGTCTGCTGAAATTGTTCCTGCAGTTGGCGCAACAACGTCACGAATTAATTCAACAATTCTTGACTGAGATTTAATTACGCCACCTTCGGTTACGATAACACCGTCTCCAACTTTAACGTCTCTGTTTTTGAAGAAAGCGTTTCTTGCAAAAGCAGTAGTTCCGTTATCGTTGAGGTGTTTTACAAAGCCAGCTTGAGCTGAAGCTAATGTCAAAAGATTTTGAGCGCTTCCCAAGGTAACTTGAGTTGTTCCGCTGAGTGTAGCATATTTTGCAAATACATCTTTGAGCTGAAGATTGACTGAGTCTTTTTCAATTACGTCGAGATCGTCAACTCCTTTGAGTGTATAAACTTTGTCCACTAAGGTGTCAAAGGTTCCGTAAGAAACCAATTCCAGGTCTGAGGGATCGTTAATGTCTCTGATCAACTTTTGCGGACCAACAATAACTGCAATGAGCTCTTGTGTTGCGCTTGCGGGTAATGAGGCGAAGTCCTGTTGAACTAAGACCTGTGGTAATAAGTATGTTCTGTTTCTAGCCATAAGTTTAATTTATCTAATTATTTATCGGATTTGTTGTTGTGGCAAGAGTTTTTTTGCGGAATCTTGGTCGATTTGCAAGTTTGTAAAAACAGATTTAACCTTAAGATTTTCTGTAGTTACTCCCCACATCTCTTGATATTTTAACTCACACACAAAATCTGTCACGAAGAATTCTTTATATTCTTCAATTTTTTGTGTCTTTCCCATTTGTAGTGGACGTATCTTGTCTAAGCAAAAAGCCTTTTCTATTTCATGCCTAAAGGCTGCAATGAAATATCTTACCTCTGTTGCCAGCTCTAAGCTTGATAACATATTTTCAGATACACATCTAAATTTCAGAGCACCCTCCACCATATTAAAAAGATAAGAAGTAGAGTTTGGCATATCATGTGAATAGAAATCTCCTATTGTTTGCTGTGGATAAGCCTGTTGCTCAAAACCAATTAATACTGCTGGTCTCTTGCCTAGTACAGATCTGTCAAAGCTATACTCTTCGCTAATCCATATATTGGATTTAGATTGGTCAGGATCCCAAACATACAAAGATGTCTCTAGAGCAATCCTATTAGCCGTGGAAAAATATTGTCTGAGAGATGCTACAAATACCGACAGAATATAAATAGGCGTTTTTAACCTGTGACCCGTATCACGATTTATTGGATAAAGTGGAACCCCTGATGGAGATTGTATCGGCGAAAGATTCATTATGATCTATTTATTTGTATCTTATATACAGGATCAGTAACCGGCAATCTCGATATATCTATGATTTGTTTGAGCATTAATCCATTAAAGTCAAGTGTGTCAACCTGCTTAACAATAAATCTATTATTGCTGTTACCACTAACCCAAATATCGTTTGCCCTAAATATTGGAAAAGGCATGGTCATAAACCTTGTGATGTATTGCTCGCTTAATCCCGTCTCCTCGTTTGTAAATTTTTGAGTATTCTCTTCTGGTCTTTCAGTATAGGCGACTTTCATTTTTACTGCAGGCCAATATCCACCCTTATAATATTGACCGTAACTTTCTTCATCTTCAGTTCCAATAGGCTGTCCTAAAATGGGGTGAACGTTTTTTGCTTTTTCTCCAAAGAGTTTAACTCTAAGTAAATATCCAGTTGAGCCTATAAATTTTTCTAGCTCTAGGTTCCATCTCCTAAGCATTTCTCTATATTGTAAGTATTCTTTTCGGTTTGTTTCTACCGTAAACGAAATAGGAGTACTAACCGCAACCGTTGCTGGACCAGACTTAACAATTAGACGGAACCATAGATCGTCTGAATTTGAAAGCTTACGTTCTGGAACTTTAACAACTAAATTGTTGGCCCCAATAACTTCTCCAGCATATGTCCATGGACCAGACTCATTAGGTCCCCACTCAATTACATATTTAAAAACGTCATTACCCTTGCCGTCCCAATCTAGGTAATAGTCACCAGTTAGAACAGAAGGAAAAACATTAAATTTTGTGATTTGAAATGACATCACCAAAGGACCCTACGACCATAAACACCACTAACAAAACCATAAGCCTGCTCGGCGTTCTTAGTTTTTTTAATTTGAGTAATTCTATTATCAAACTCTTGCATCATAACATCAGCTAACTTTAAATAATCTCCAGCTTTGCTTTTGTCATTAATGGTTGTTCCATCTTTTGTGGCAAAATCTAAATTATTTCTTAGATAGTTTAATCCCTTTGATCTCAGCAAAGTGGCTGAAGCCCCCAACATTAATTCGTACCTATATGGAAAGTTTTCTGTGGTATAACTATCAACCATTGGCAACGTAGAATTATATTTATCAACAGAAAGCGTAAGTGCTGAATTAATGTCTTCGTCAGAAAATTCTACACTATCTAAAAGAAAGTTTTCTGATGCAGTACGATCCATCATAAAGAATCGCACATCTTGTGGTGTAACTAATGCAGGCATATTATTTATTGTCCTTTAATACTTTTACTAAATTAACAAAATCAGAGACAGACATGTGTGGCAGAGCGCGTGGAAGAGTTTCTTTTGCAGCCTCCAATACTGCAATGTTTATATTTGACTTTGCCGTGCCCATATTTTTATATTTTTCTTGCAGCTTGCTAGCAATCCCAGGAAAAACGGTTTTAGCCGTCAAAGCCCCCACGGCTGGAACAGCCAACCCACCAAATCCTCCCAGTCCTCCACCTATCGCCATTCCCTTTAATATTGAAGATGATCTGCTCTTAGGAGTTCCATCTTCGTTTGTCCCTGGATCTTTAATGGCACCAACCAGTCCTCCCGTTAAAGAACCTGCAGCCACTCCAAGTGGCATTAGTTTCATAGTGGCGTCAGCTTGATCAAATGGACGAAGCTTTTTTATTTCATTTTTTAAATTACTGAAAAATTGATTGGCATATTTATTGTTTTCCATGTGAGCTCTTTTTTGAAAAATATATGGAAGTGTGGCACCCCCAACTGCCCCCAATAGTCCCCCCACCACCATTCCACCTGGAACGGTCATTGCTCTTGTGGCTCCAATTGGGTGATTCCTATCTCTAAAAAATTCAGGAGTGTATGAATTTGGCGGCGTACTGTATAATGCCAAGTCTCTTAAATACTTTGCTCCATAATATCCCCCCGCTCCACCAACACCCGCTCCAATGGTTGAGCCAATGATTAAGTTTTGCAAAAACCTACGAACAGGACCTGGCTTTTGTTCTTCCAGTTCTTCTCCCTCTTCTTCGTCAAAATATTCTTCGTCAGCCATTATAATACGCCTCCAAATTGTTTTTGATATGCCGAAAGATTTTCAATAGTCTGTGGCATATTATATCCATAAGATTTTTTGTAATCCCACATGCCATTATTATCCGTAAAAGTCTTAGTTATATTTTTAAATAAGTTAGCAGATCTTGCCACAGACTCAGGCAAATTTTTCATTCCAGGTCCAGCAAGGTCGTTTCCAACAGATCCTAATGTTTTTAAAAAAGAATCAGTATAGCTTCCACCTGGAGATAGATATTTATCTATAAAATACTGACCAATTCTATTTTCTCCAAGTCTTCCAAACATTTTCATTATTGGATTAGATGCCATTATGCTTGGAAGTATGCCACTAGCCAATCTTCCCCTTTCTTGCATCTTAGCAAATGCATAATCAGACAATCCCTTAGGCCTTCCAAGGGTTCTCTTAAATGGCCAAAAAATAACTCCGTGATTAGCAGGATTTTCTGCTAACTTTTGAGTTACTGTAGAAAAGTAAAAATTGGCGTACTTATTCACCTTAGGTGATTATACGCTGATATTCTATTCCATAGAAATCAAAAATTTCTAAAGATTCTTTTTGATATTCATCTCTGTAAACAACCTTTTTAACTCCATTTGCAGCAATGGCTGTAGCACAGGCAGGACAAGGCATAAGCGTACAAGCTAGAAGTCTACAGTCTCCATTATCAATTAAAGAAAGAGCATTTATCTCTGCATGAAGCATAAATTTTCTTCTCTTGTCTCTGTCTTCCCAAAAAATTGAATCAACTGACTTTCCAGGAGCTAAACCGTTATAGGCAACTGCAATTACGCGATTAGAGTGATTAAGGGCACATGCCCCAACTTTCCTGTAGGTATCTTCGCTTCTTAGTGCAGCAACGTCTGCAATTTTAAGAGCATATTGCTCCCAAGAAATTCTAGGATTATTCATTAGGCTGCGAGTCTTTGACGAATCTTGTAAATCCTGACCTTGCTCGTCTCTCCCAAGTCCCCAGCCATATTCAAGGCAGCTTGCGATGGATTTGTCTTAGCAAACTCTTCGATAGCGCTTTGAAGTTGCTCTTCAGCGGCTAGAACTGCTTTAAAGTGATCCTCTTGACTTAGAGAAGAAAGCTTTCCGACTGCCTCAGTTTGAAGAACAACTAGATCAGGTTTTTCTCCGTTGCCGATTAAGAGCTCAATAACTCTGTCGTATGCAGCCTCATATTCTCCATAAAGAGCTCCAAAGAAGTCATGATCAGAGAAGAATGATGGTCCACTAATCAAGTTGTGTGCATTATGAGCAAGCAATTGCATTGCTCTAAAATGACTGGCAAGCCCCTTTAAAGACTCGGGGTTGTCGGTTACCGATGCTACCTTTTCTATTGTTTCTGATGCTACCTTTTCTATTGTTTCTGATGCTACCTTTTCTATTGTTTCTGATACTTCGCTCATTGTGACTTGTTGTTCTTGAGTTGTTTTGTTGTCTGTTTCTACAGTGTTCTTAAGAGAAGATTTCTTTTCAATTAACGACTGTAGGGTTGGTGGATACCTTAAATTATTCATAGATACTTATTTTTTTATAACATAGTTAACTCTATTGAAGCAAGATAGATCATGTCCTCCTGCATAGCTAATAGAGCTTTGTAATGCTTCTTTAATTTCGGTTAATTTCTCTTCGGTGGTTAGGGTTGTCTCTAACTCAAGCAATGTTCCTTCAACGTGTCGATTCTCTTTCTTAGCCTTAAAGCTAGCAGATCCATAATATATTTTTCTTCCATTCACGGAGGGTGCTGGAGAGTCCGAGCAGGAGGCAAATAAGGAGCCACACATAACCATCGTAGCGCCTGCTACAAGGGCTTTGGCAATGTCTCCATAGTAGTGAATGCCCCCGTCAGCAATAATGGGAACCTTGGCCACTGCAGCGCAATCTTGGACTGCAGTAAACATGGGTACATGGAATCCTGTCTGTAGTCTAGTTGTACAAGCTTTACCTGGACCTACCCCTACCTTAATTGCATCAGCACCCCAAGACTGTAAACTTTCTACAGCTTCTGGGGTTGTCACATTACCAACAATTAAAAATGGCTCAGGAAAAAATTCCTTAATTTGGTGAATTGTTTCTTTGACCTTTGAATGATGACCATGAGCAATGTCGATAGTTATATAGTCTGGAATTTGATATAATTCAAACAGTCGTTTGAGTATTTCAATGTCCTTTTCGTTTACCCCCACGCTAATACTCTTATAGGGAAATACCTCTTTATTCTGCGTCTCAAACATAAAGAATGGGTCATTCCCAAACCTGTGCATTACGCAAAATATGCCTCTTTGTGAAAGCTTTGAATAAAGCTCGTAGTCCATCACTGTCTCCATATTGGCTGGAATTAATGGAAGATCAAATTTCCTGCCACCAAACTCTACAGAGGTGCTAGCGTTAGACCTAGAGTCTAATGTTGAATAATTAGGAACTAAATAAATGTCGTCGTACGTTAATGCTGTTTTCATTGTTTGTGTATTATCTAGAGCTGGTAGGACTCGAACCTACAACCCTCGCTTTATCAAAGCGATGCTCTGCCATTGAACTACAGCTCTGTTTTTACATCCTCGACGGGGATCGAACCCGTGATAGCTCCGTGAAAGGGAGCTGTGATGACCGCTTCACTACGAGGACATAAGCAAAAACCTAGTGTCTTTTGGACACTAGGTCAAAGCAAAAATAGCGGGAGTGAGAATTGAACTCACATTGCCCCAGCTTATGAGACTGGTTAGCCTACCAAGGCTTGTTCCCGCAGTAAATTATTTCTATTTAGTTAACTGAACGCTTAATGGAGAAACTCTGTTAGCTTTATCAATCTCTTTCCTGGACTTGGCATAATTAAATGCAGAACCAATGGCTACAGGAAGTGGGTGAATAAATGACGAAGCAGTCATTGGAATTTGATCAAATTTAATATCTTTCTTTATTTGACCTCCAGACAAAGCTTTCGCAACCTCACCCCTTCCTTTTTGATGCATACCAGAAACTAATGAAGCTAATATATTTCCCTTTTCAATTCTTCTAAGATTTACATCATCAGATTCAGAAACTTGCTTTAAGGCTTCTGCTTCTGCTCTTCTTTTTTGTATTACGTCAATAACATTTGCTAAGGTGCCTCCTATACCTGCTCCCGCAAAAGAGGCAGACAATACATTTGTCCCGTACGGGTCGTTGTTAGAAAATGAAGACCCAATTAATGATCCTAATCCTGCCCCAATTCCTGTTCCAACAAAGGTCTTAAGAAGTCTTGCAGTGAGAGGATAACGCTGAGTCATGGTTGGCTCAATACCTGCAGCTTCTTGCATTCCAGATATTCTGCCAGACCTTCTTTGAGACTCAGGGAGGAGTAAAAAATCTGAAACTACTCCACCAAAAAGGCCACGGTCTTTTTGTGGTACAACAACATCATCAGGATTTAATGTTGCCGCTAATTTTGTTAAATAAAGTGATGCGTATTTATTCATACATTAAAACGATTATACCCTTTACACTACACTGAGCAATAAAAAAGGCGGGGATTGCTCCCCGCCTTTTTTAATATTATGGAAACCTAATTCTTAGAAGAATTTCACTTTAGCTACGCCGAATGGGTTACCGATTGAGGCACCGATTGAGGAGTAGATGAAGAATTCGACCATGAAGGCACGACGATCAACGAACATCGTTGGTTGCTCGAGTTCATAGAACTTACCGAGGAACTGAGGAGCTGCGAAGAAATAAGCTTCGCCGTCCTTGACGATATCGTCTTTCATTGTGAACAGGTGCTTTTGGCCCAAGAGGGTTGTAGTAGCAAGTCCGTTCTTGAACATTTCGGTTGAAAGATCACCGATGTTCGTGTGCTGGAACTTGAGATACTCACGACCCGTGTTCACGTTCATGACTACGAGATCAGGATTCAGACGAATAGGGGTCTGTTCAGCACCGAGGGTGCCTGAGCCAGGGGTGAACCCTTTCGACATGATCTTCATTGATTCGACAATTGCTTCACGTGTGAACCCTGAGGTTAAGCCCAATGGGTTTTTGTAAGAAACTGTGAAATCGTAGTACTGAGCTTTGCCAGTGACAGGGCTGACGTTTGAGCCACCCGTTTGTGCGGCCCATGATCCGCCTGTTGCGGCTGAGCTTGGTGTTACGATTGAATCAACAGTGTTGAAGAATGGAACATCTTCAGCAGTCATGTGATCTTTGATCGCATTTTCTTTGAACACGTTACGAATGTCGTAATCGTATTGCTCAAGTCTACGAACGTCTTGGAAGTAGCTTGGGCTGAGAATGCGAGCGAAGTCAACACGATATCTGTCGCCCTTCATGATGCGATTCTTAGGAAGAGTTGCGAAACCAACGCTCATTGAGAGGGGTTGCGACACTTCTTTGTCGACGATCTTGACTGGCTCATCAGTATCGAGCTGTTTGTCGAGTTCTGCTGAGGTAATTGTTGAAGCAGGAAGAATCTTGCGGAGCAAGCCTTCTTCACGGAGGGTCAAGCGTGTGAAATCGGTAGCGACTTCAGCTGCCTTGTTTAAATCGCCGGTAGCAATTTTCTCCATGAACTTGTCATTAATAAGTTTAGCTGGAATGTTTGTATTCATTTTAAATTACTCCGTGATTATTTTACGCGATTGTCCCTAGGAACAAAAGTTAAGTAGGTCTTGTTGCCCATTGAATAAGGGGCACGAGTAACCGTACCGATAACTGTTTCGTTAGAAGCGGCGAGACAAAGCTGACCGTTTTTAGCGGTGAGTTCTGAGCCGATAACGAAAGTATCAGTTGTTTTATAGTTTGCGGTTTCGATTTCAAGCGCATTGTTGAAGGCGATACCGTGAATTGCACCATAGGCTACTTGTCTGTAATCAGACTTGTGAGCGCCACGTGATGTTGATGGATCAGTGCTATCCACCATGATGATGAATGGAAGAGCAGTGATTGCTGTCGTAGTAGGTTTAGACCATTGACCACTGGAATTCATTGTGGCGATGTCACCCTGTGAGAGTGTCACGCCTGAAGCAGCGGCAAGGCTTTTCTCTACGACTGAAGGATTTGGCCAACCCTTCAGAATATTTACATTTACTTCGAGAGACATGTTATTTTATCTTTTTTTTGATTTTGCTCCTACTTCATACCGCCTAACGGTATCGTCTCGTGAGCTTGACGAGATCAACCTAAACTCTTGTCTAAGTTGATTATGTATTTATTATTGTACGTTTATTGATTAATGGCAATAGTTTTTTTAAAAATTATAAAAGAGTTGAATCACGTCCAGCAGTATACATTACACCACCAGTAGCCCCGCCTAAAGCTCCCCCAAGAATACTATTAATAATATTTTTGCTTGGGGATTTGCCTTCCATTTTATCCCTCTCTTGTAGTTCATCTGACTTAGATGCTTCAATAAGTGAAGACCCAACGCCACTTAATCCAGCCCCGACTAAAGCAGAGGGAACAACCATTTGAAGGCGATCAGGAAGACTCTTCATTCGAATTTTTTCCATTAAGGTTGCAAGCAAGGATGGTTTTCCATCCTCATAACTGGCACCAAAACTAATAGATGCTAATTTATCTAAATAAATTTTTGAGTATTTATTCATAATTAAAAATTATCTTTTAATTTATTAGACGCTAAAAGCTTAAGCATGTCTTTGACAGACATATCTTGCATTCTATTAAGTCTATTGTCAGTAAATTCTTTTGCTAATGCTGAAACGCTTGGGATCTCTCTCACCCCAGGAATAATCTCTTTATTTCTTTGAGGGTTTTTAAATCCACGAGCAGAAGATATTTGCATTCCTCCAATGTTTTGCACAACTGGTTTATCTAAGTTACCAAATCGCTCTTGGGCTTTACCTAAAAGTTTAACTCCAGATCTTAATGCTAATGGGGAAAGAGCTCCGGCAGTTCCACCAACGGCACCACCGATTGCAGCTCCACCTAAAGCTCTATTTAACCTGCTTTTTGGATTTCCTTCTTCGTCTACTCCTGGATCAGAAACGGCACCATAAGCTCCACCCAATAACGCTCCAGCTCCAGCGCCTACTGGAAGTGCCTTGGTTAAGGCATTCTCCATGCTATCTGGCTTATAGTTTGAAACAGATTGAACTACTTGCTTGATTGAAGATTTTAATCCATCAACTAAAGATCTTAATTCATCTTTAGATTTAGAAAGAAATGTAAATCTACCAGCAAGTTTATCAAAATATTCTGTAGAGTATTTATTCATTTTGTGCCAATCATTTTTGCAGAAACTGGATTTCCTTCTCCTTGTTCAAATGTATCGGATCTAAAAAATTCAGGAGTGTGTTTTTTTGCCGCCATTCCTAAAAGATCTGTGAGACCATTAAGATATATGTTAGCGTATTTATTCATTACTCGCCCAGAGCTAATTTTTCAAAGGGATCGAGCTCTGAAGATGCTGGAAGTGAGCCAGCTCCACCAAAGCTTTCAGCTTTTAATTCAGAGGCCAGCTTTTCAACAACGTTGAATACTTCTGTTGGTTTTTCAACAATAGCATTGATGAAAGCTTCTTTATTGGATTCATCAAGAATTCCACGAGTTGTTAAGATAGAGGCAACTTTATCTAAGCCAGACCTGAACTCTTCTTGGGCTGTTTTTGTAGTTTCTTCCAGCTCTGAGGCTTTCTTAGAAATTTTATCAAAAAGTGGCTCAATTTCTTCGAGTCTTTTTTGTGCTTTAAAAGCTGTTACAGATTGCTCTGCAAGCTTTGCAGCGTCTTCGATGATTTGTTTTACAATAGTGTTGTCCATTTTACTTGTCCTCTTTTTTATCTGCAGCCTGTGGGGCAACTGGAGCTTCTTCGGCTGGTGCAGCTGGAGCCTCTTCGGCTGAAGCTGCGGCCTGTTCGCCACCAGCAAGACCAAGTTCTTGAAGAACCATCATGGCTTCTTCTTCTGTGATCTGTCCCGACTGTAAAAGGGCTTCTAATGCCTCAAGAATTTGTTGAACCTCTGGAGAAACATTAGCCAACTTCTCTTGGCGTTTTTCTGCAACCTTGTTCATGATCTCTGCAGCAATTTTTTCTTGTTGTGCTGCTTTAATCAATGCTTGTGCATCAGCTTTTGCAGCCTCTGTTAAATATTGTTCAATCTGTTCTTCGGTTGCTCCAGCTTCTTTAAGCTCAGCAACCTTAGCATTAACAGCTTCAATGATTTGATTTTCAACTTGTTCTGCCTCGCCAGCAACCTTATCTTGCTGAACTGATCCAACCAAAAGGCTGGCATCCGATTCAGCAGCTTGCTTAATGAGGTCTGTAATTTCAGCATCAGTTTTGCCTTCAGACACCCATTCAGCAACTTTAGCATTAATGCTTGCTTCGATCTCTTTAACTTGATCTTCGCTAAAAATTTCATTGGCCATCTTTGGCTCTTCTGCCGTTGCAGAAGCCTCGGGTGCTGCGCCACCCTCAGCGGCAGCTTGAAGTTGCATCAGAACATTTTGTGCTTGTTCTTCTGTAATTTCGCCTTCGGCAACCAACTCTTGGAGAGCCTGAAGAATTACTTCAATTTCAGACTGTGCTTCAGCTGGGGCTTCAGCCATTGGGGCTTCAGCTTGTTTTTGACCTAAAGATCCAAACAGAAATTTGCCAAGTTCGTAGCCAACAGAGATATTACGATAATGAGCAGCAATTTTTTCTGCAAGTTTGTCTTCATCGATTTCTAAAGCTGCCTTCTCTTCTTTTTCTTCCTTTTCTTCATCTTCAGACTCTTCTTCTGACTCCTCTTTAGTCTCCTCTTTAGTCTCCTCTTTTGTGGCGCTCATTGAAGCAGCACTGTCGCAGCTTTCTGCTTCCTTCACTTCTTCGGCTGACTCCTCTTTGACTTCTTCAGTTTGGGCAGCTTCTTCAGCTTGAGACTCATCAGAAGCAGATTTTGTTTTTTTCATTTCGCGAAGCTTTTTGAGGTCTTCACCGTCAATTTTGCCATCGTCATCTACATCTAATTTTTTCTGGTCACCCTTGAGTTCTTTTTTTGTCTCAACTGGTGCAGTTTCCTTTTTCTCTTCACCCTCAATGGCTTCTACAGCCAGCTTGATGTTTGAGAGAAGACGATTGACCAGTTCTGAAGGAGCTTCTTCGGCAACCTTAGATGATGGAGCGCATTCTTTGCGAGCGGGCTCCTCCTTTGAAGGTTCAGTTGTACCTGGAAGCTTTTGGGTAGCATCAACGCCCTTGTTTGATACGGGCTCGGATGGTCCACCCTTTGTTTTTCCGCCACCTGGAAGTTCTTGAACAACTTCGCTGTCGCTTTTTCCAAGGGCCACAGAAGACTCTGATTTACCTTGTGATTCTTCAGCCTCTTTGGATTCACCAATGAATTTACGGAAATCTTCGAGAACTGTGTTAAATTTGGGAGCTTTTCTTTTACTCATAATTTTGATTTATTTTATGTGTTATTGTTTATCGTGTCTATTAAATTTTTACACAATGTTAATTTAAAACAAGTGCATTAAAGATCATGTCTTCATTGGCGTCAATAAAGTTTAAGAAAGCAACCTTATAAGCCAAGTACTGACGAACTAATCCTCGCGCTTGTGGTGTTACCACCATTTCTGAATAATCATAGATGTCATTCTGTAAAGTAGCTATCTTTATTTTTTCGTCCTGCCATTCGTTGGCAATCGAAAATTTAATTAATTCAGAAATAGTATTTTGGGTTAACCCAGCATTCTTAGCTGTATCAGGATCAAAGTCATGAATTGATGCAATATTATCAAGACATGCATTATCCATTAATTCGAGTTCTAAGCACTGGTTAAAAGACCCTGAGGCCTGTTTAACAACAGATTCAAACTCTTTGTATTTAGACCCAAATGAAAGTTTACAAAATACGTCAAAAGATAGAAGTGCCCCACTCTTAGCCAAAGCTCCAAACATTTGAGGGGGCTTCTTTTCTTGAAGTTCTCTGATGGCAGACTCAGAAAGATCGTTTTTATCTCTAGCTTTTGTGGCCACCCCTGAAGCTTGAATGTATTTTTGAATTTTAGAAAGCTTTTCGGCAATAGCCAGTTTCGAGGTAGAAAGTATTCTGTGCTCAAACAATTCAGCGAGTTCTGCTCCCCCAACTGGCTCAGTTGAGCTAAGGCTAGCAATCTTTGCTAAATCCATGGCAATCATGTCTGCACCACGGTCAACATAAGAGATATCGTTCCAGTAACCCTCTCTGTTGTAAACAAAGCATTTTCTGCCGTCTGGGAGAATCTTATTCCTACCATAAGGATGCTGTGCACCCTTTTTAACGTGCATGCAATATTCTGATGCTGTCTTGGCCTTATTCCCGCAAATAGAACAAATATCATTATCGCAGTGCCACCCCATAGAAAATTTGGCTTCTCCACCCTTTTCGATTTTACCAAGCCAGTCAGCGCACTTGTCATTATTGGCAGCAATGATCAATTCCACTCTGCCCATCTTATCGTTATAGGCAGATTTTAATACATCACCGTCGCGTTGTTCATGAGGAACCTTACTGTTGTGATGTCTATAAAGTTTTGCTTTTTTAACAAAAGTATCGTGAGACTTTTTGCAGGTCTCCTCTTCAAAAGCATCAAAGTTTAAATTGCTTCCAGTCTTCTCAAATGACCCTAGAGCAATTAAATGGATAAGGGTATGATTCTTAACTGGCTCAATGTCTCCCCAGCTATCTCTGACAGAACTGGCAATCTTGCGACGATCAAATGGATCGTCAACAATTTTCACCAGATATTCTGCCTCTGGATACTCAAATGAGTCGTTGAATACAATTTTTCTCATGGAACAAATTATTCTACAGCTTCGGCAACTTGATTTCCAACGTAGCCACCAAGAATGGCTGGTAAAAATCCGGCTCCAACTCTTAATGATTTAGGAACTATTTTAGGTACTTGGACACCACCTGCAATCCCCTTTTCTAGAGCTGATGCTGGGGTTGAGTATGTCGAAGATGGTTTTATTTTTGATATTAAAAACTCTTTAACTTTTTGTAAAATACCTGGAGTTTGTCCTGGTGCTGGTAAAGCTAAATCACCGCGATTAAACACCGATGGAACCATCTTTCTCTTTATATCCCACCATTCTTTACTACCTCGCTCCCCAACAGATTCAATGATTTTTAGGCGTTTATCATAATCTGGATCAATTAATTTATCTAACCATCCTTTTCCATAGCGCCAAAGCCCTTGGCCCGTTAAAGCGCCTGCTCCCACACCCAATGGACTAATTTGATCTCCAAGCGATGGGGTCTCTGCTGGAGCAGAACCCAGTGTTCCACTGACATTTAAGAGTCCTGGGGCTCCAGCTCCAAGTGCTCCGCCTGCAAGAGCTCCAATAATAGCTGTATCACGTTTTCTTTTTTTGAAATCTGATTCAGATTCTAATTCTTTTTTTGATACTAAATTTCCACTAAGTAGTCCACCTGCTGCTGCACCACCTAAACCCGTAATGGCACTTAGTGCACCAGTATTTGCGTAAGGACGTTGAGCGATGTCTTTAGCCTTGTTTAAAATTGTTTCAAAAATGGAGGCTTCTGCAATTTTTGTATTTTTGAGGCAATCAATGGCCATTTGCCCCACCTCAGCATCATACTCTTGCAAGGCAAGCTCTAGATCTGAAGAAGCAGCGATCTTTTGTTCAATTTTTTGGGCCAGCGACTTTAAGTTCATAAAATTATACGTTAGTGACGGATTCGCTAGTGAAAGTATCCTGTTTAGCTCTGAGGGTTGTCATCGCAGATTGTAGCCTTTGAATTATCTTTGAGATTAGTGCATTAGCTCTGTCATCAGCATCATTGCCAAATGTTCGGCTATCAAAGAAAGCCTTAAATGGTTGAAAGCCCTGCTTCACACGCAAAAATTTATCTGGAGCTATCCAAGTGGATGTTGGCCCAACAGTGTCGCCATACAGTCCACCTACATTGATCTCTGGCTCACCGAATTGCTGCATTAAATCTAGGTCGCTTTGAGAAAATTCTTCTGTCCTGATTTCAACAAAGAACTTTTGATCTGCAATATATTTGTATGTTCTAATTTTCACTGTTTTTGTCCTGGAGTAAAGTTTTGTGTCTTCAGTAAGCTGAGCTCTAGCTCAGTTAACGTACTAGCGAAATGTGGATCAATAACTTGTGCCGTTCCTTGACGAAGCACAGACTTTGCAACATCCTTAACCAAGCTAGCATTAGGTGCCAACTGAATCATCGTATTGTATGCACTAATGACGTCTTCTGGATTTTGCTGAGAAATAATTTCATCGTTGAGGAGTTCTGCTAAGATAGTTTGTCTTTTGATTCCCTCTATTTCCCTAGATGTTTCAACGTCCCCCATTGGGTCAGTCTTTTTTTTTAGACGAAGCTCATACCCCTTAGACCATAAGTCTTTGCCACTTGGTAACTGTAGCGTACTGTAAGTGGATGGGTCAAAAGCGCCAGGAATTTTTGCACTACCTCCGGCATTAGAGATCTTCAAGAAACTGGTAGAGGCGATCTTTTTCTCAAGCTTTTCTTGAGCCTTTTTATCCTTAAATAAAGATCCCAAGACATCATTCAAAAGATCTTCAGGGAGATCTTCATTTTTAGCAAGTTTTTGAGACTTCTTGGAACCAATAAGCTTGGCAGCTTTTTGATTAGAGTTAATTCCACCAGCCCTCTTTACTAAACTCATTAATTCTTCTTGGCCATCTTTAGCTTGCTTTAATGTTTCGTTAAACTCTTTTGCTAACTTGGAATACTCTTCATCAGACTCTACCAAAGAATTAAAGCAGGAAACAAATGTCCCAGTGGTCGGAGAGTGTGCTCCTCCAAGCTTTTCTGTCATTTCATCAAACTTGAGATTTGCGCACTTGGAAATTAAATGGAGAACTTTGCCTGCACGTTTGTTTTCCCCGTGCTCGTAGAACACTTCAGCAACTGCATCCGCAACTTTCTCGCGTTCTTCAGTGTAGGAAAGTGAATCTGTCAGTTGTTTGAGCGATGTATAAAAAGCCTCTTTCACTAAAACAATTTCCTTTTTGCGTTCTTCAATCTCCCTATCTTGTTCTTCAATGGCTTGATAAGCTTTTTTGATTCTATCGTCTAAAGAAACCTCAGAAGTGCTAGAGACCTTGATGTTCTCTTCGATGTAGTTTCCATCAAACTCCTCATACTTGAAATTATCTCTTTCCCCAAACAAATCATCGACCACAGACGCAGTCTTAGGCTCGACTGAAGAGTTTTCAAAGACTCTCTTAATGACTTCTTTTTTATCGGCAACGTCAAAGTCTCCAGCTTTGTCTTCGGCCACCTTAACGTATGCCTTGGTCTTAGCAATATTGAATGCCTCGACTACACGGCAAATTGTTTCCGGATTGAGCTCATTGTCTTTAGCAACTTTAATGATGCTATCGTTTGCTCCCATTCCAGAGTTGTGTAATTTAATCGCTTGATTAAGTGATTTTTCAATTCGCTCGTAAATCATATGAATATATTATCTTAAATTATAATGGTTGTGGAGTAGAATATGTCAATTCTTTAATCTCTACAGTATTTCCAATATTTCTCATTTCTCTTTCTTTTTCTCCGATCATTTTTCTAACTGGGTCGCCTTTATCTAACATTACCGAAGTTTCAGTAATTCCTGCCCAAAGGGCATTTCTAAATAAATCACCATTACTGAAAGGTCCTTGATCTCTATCTTTTTCAGCAAAGCTTAAAGCATTAGTATACGCAATATGTCTTTCAAAGTCACTAGGTCTTGCATGATTCACTAATCTTACACCTAATACATATTCACTGGCCTGTAAAGAAAGAGACTGCTTCATGGCATTGCTTAATTTTTCGGCAATTTTCTCTGTAACTTGAAGTCGTCTTTGTAAGATATATTTTGCAGTGTCCCAGCCAAACTCATAGGAAAGTCCCATCCATATTGAATTAGCTACAACATCAAGTGGAGTCTCTTTCCATCTATCATAAGGAGAAATTAAAGAATATATTAAATTTTCACAATCCAAATAATTAGATACGTCAAAAAACATCTTGAGAAAGCACTCAATGTTTTTTTCTTTCGTTTTAAAGCTTTCTGCAATCTCTGAGACCGTTTTTTGTCCAAGGAACATTGCCTGTATCTGTGTTCCAAAACCCCTTACGTGGTTGCTGTTAAAACAGGAGTGTGCATATTTAATTTCTGAAAAGTGGCAAGCTCCATGAATTAAATAAGAAAAATAGTCTATAATGTATTCATCACTTTCTTCTGGTGGAATAACAACAATGTTTTCCTCTCCACGAGAAACTAAGTCTCTGTACACACGACGATACTCCATAGCCTGATTTGCTCTCCACGATGGAGAATAATCAGGGTCTTCACTAAAATCCCTAGAAAATTGTTTTATCTGACTCATTCAGGATTATATCCAGACCTCATTTTTCCAAGAACATCTAGGTGGGGTTTGAGCTTAGATAGTTCGTATTTTTCATATTTATTAGATCCATATCCAGTTAAAGCTGCCCCACCAAAAAGACCACCCGTTGTTGCTGCATTAGATAAAGTGCGAAGCAGTGGTCTTGCTGTATTAACCCCACCCGTGATCATTTTACTTCCCCAAGCTATTCCCCTTCCTACGGGGAGTGCTAACCCCACACCCATCCCCAAATTTCCGACAGCTTGATAGGTTTTTGCTTTTGCCGCATCAGGTTGACCCGCTGCATACAGATCTTTGGCGTCTCTTGCATTGCTATATGCACCCCTAAAACTATTGATAATAGGTTTTACTATATAGTCCCCTATAATATCGTTCTTGGGTTCTACCGCAGTCTTTTGTTTAACTGCACCAACGAAAGACTTGATATACTCTTTTGCGTATTTATTCATTAGCCAAGAACATCCGTTTGCCCAGTTGAACTCTCTACGGCACGTTGCTTAAGGAACAACACAACCTTTGAGGTCGACTTAATGGTGGACAAAATCAGATCTTCAAAGTCTGCCATTTCGTCAATACCATATTCTTCGGCAAATTCTGAGTTGTGCCAATAGAAGAGCAGAAGCAATCTGCACATTCTATCTAAGTTGTCTACTAACTCAGGGATGTATTCTTGAACAATAGATTGAGATCTGGAAGTTCTTACCATGACCCCAATCATTGCTGGATCAAAAACTTGGCGAGCATTGCTGTCGCTTGCTCTTTCAAGAAACTTAATGTCATCTTCTGAAATTTGGTCCCACATACCAATTTCCATGTCTGTTGCGTTTTGTGGACCAGGACTTGCTGGCATCATTTCAGCCTTCTCGTATTGTTCAACTTGAATGGGAGTTCCATCTCTGTGAACACCTGCAGCACCTGAAGGTAACTCAATGTTTGGGTAGTTAGCCTTCTTTGATCTTGGAATTGACCAAGCTACAAGACGACGCTTTGATAACTCAAAAATTTCAGTAGCAACTTTTTCTGCTGAATCTTCCGAGAGGCTTGCTCTTTGCATTAAATCAATTACAACCTCTCCTCTGTCTCTGAAACTGAGGGTCTCCCCAAACATTGAGACGTTGACATCGAACATTGCTGATTTCTCTACAATGACTTTGTTTCCACCTCTGGCAGTTACAACAGCATCAAGCGTTTTGCTGTTCGCTGGCATAATATTTAAAACTGAGTTTGGCTCTTTTTCTTCCGTGCTCTCTGAAGACTGGTAATCATCGTATTGCTTAACTTCGACAAATTTGACTCCTGATCCAACAAACATCGCATTACCAATAAACTCAGGAACTGAAGTTTTTTTGGAAACTTGTCTCACGTAGAAACACTCACGATTGTGGTGATCACATCCTCTCGAGTAGTCTAAGCTATCGGAGTTCCCATCGTCTTTCATCATTGGACTGCTAGACATTGGCACGTAACATTGTTCAACCTTGAGGGTAATTCTGTTGTCGTCCTTAGTCTTGTTAGTGACCCTGAATGGTCCATAGGCAGACATTTGACTGTCTAAGGCAATGTACTCTTTGTTTACCTGAGCATCAGCAACTGTTCCGCCAATGTTTTTAATTACTTCTGTTTTTTCAGTTTCATCTAGGTCCTTAATTAAACTTGTGCCACCCTTGACGTATACAGGCTCTTTAGCCCAAAATATATTTTTAGACTTTGGATCAAAAACCATTTGTGGTTCATAGCCACTACTCTTATGCGGGGTTTTGTCTCCAAGCCTATTAACCTTGGAGAACACCACAACTTTGCTAAGGTCTCCAAAACAATTAAGCATCTCATAATAACCAGTGTCTGTTACCTGTGAGAATTCTTGCTTATAATCACCAACATAAACATCGCTCTTGTCTTCTTCGTTTCTAAGGTCTTTGACTGCATACCCCTTAGACATCATCTTCTCTTTTTTATCTTTTGATAAATTGGGGAAAGATGATGGATCCTCTAAAACATCTTCAGATTTGATAAGCTCTAAAGTTTTTTCAGCTTTTACTTCTTTGGGCTCCTTGATCTTTGAATTTGCCTTAGCTTCCTCCATTGCCTGCTTAACTTCATCAAGATCATAAATTCTAGAAACAATCTCCAGAATCTCGGGCTTCTCTGATGCCAGTTTTGCAAAGTTTAATGAAACTTCATGTCCAGCTTCCTTAATAAAATCAACAAAGTCTTTGGATGATTCATTTAACGCAATCTTTGTGTCAATGAAGTCTTCTACTGACAATTCATGAATCTCCGTTGAAGCAGCCTTGCTGTTCGCACTAGCAGGAGGTCTTGAAAAAATTCTCAGAGAATTGTTCATTTCACCCTGGGAATTTTGAACTTCTTTGGAAACTGGCTCGCCAATGTCTGAAGGATTTTGACTAGAAATATAATTTACCCATTGCTCGTTATTAGCCACAAACGTGTCAGAATTTTTAAGATACATTACTTCCATCCCTTTAATTTTTCCACTGAGGAAAAATACGGGAATGTAAATTAATTGACCGCCAATTTTAAATCCCATGATGCCAGCCGCTCTTGTGCCATCATCATTCTTGTCGATTATATCAAAACCGAGGTAGTAACTTAAAAGGTTAGGGTTTTTTTCTGAGACTTGTGCTACAGCAATTTCTGATAAATTCTGTTCAACCTGTTGCAATGGATTAGGCATAATTTTATGAATTATTTTGTCTTATTATGTTCAATAAGAAAAGAAGTTTTTACTTAATATTACAGAATCAACACAAAAGATCCAGAAATGTTTTAGTAGCCAATGACTCCTTTTGGTGGTTTACCAAACTCTTGACCATAAGCCAACGCTGGAAGCGGATTAGTTCCATGAATGTTTGAGGTTACATCTCCAGATATAACATTCTTTTTTAAATTTTTCTGAACGTAAGATGTACCAAGCTGAGACATCCAATCTTGATCATAAGATGGATTCTCCATCAGTCTGACCATGGTTGGCTCAAAAGATGGAGATATATCACTTACCATGACCTCTCTTTCTTCCATGTCATCTAGTTCCTTAACAATACTAGGAGTTATTTTTGTTCCGATACTGTAATGTAATACTGGTTTCTCAAGATACTTACCAAGAGCTTTGCTAGGAGTCGATAGTGCAGAGCTTTCCCTTGGTTTATAGCTTTTACTAAAAGAGCTATATTCTACAACCTCGTCAGGAAGATATTCAGATGTCTCATCTCCATCTACAACCCTAACATGATCTACAACCGCCCTTGCCACCACCTCAGCATTCTTTCTGGATACTTTAATTCCATTCTCCTTAAAGGTATCTTGTATTTGTTTCAGTAATGATAATCTTCCGGCCCCTACCCCCTTCAGTCTAACAATTTCAGATGGGTTAATTAAACCACTCGATATCCTATCGCCTGGTTCTATTTTATCGCCACGCTTGACTAAGATCTCGTGAGATGGGGAAACATAATGTTCTTTTTCTCCTACCCACACATTAAATCCGCCCTGAGGCAATTCTTCTATCCTGTCGACAACCCCATCAATTTCAGACAAAGAGGCTTTATCGGGGAATGTCTCTGGAACTTGAAAGAGTGAATTAATTGCCTTAAATCCAGTCACCTTTGATGCGTTCGCTACACCAGCCGAGTGCTTAGTGGAAAGCAAGCTTTGACTGAGCGGTTCGGTCAATGCACTAGCAGAGGCAAGGCCGATGGCATCTGAAAGGTGTGGAAGTCTTCCGCGCTCTCTAGCGCCTGCACAGCGGCTACAAATACCATTGTGAGATTCACAGGTCAAAGCAGACCTAACTGCAAGCTTGGATCTGTTAGATTTTTTAAGATCTTGAATAATTTTAGGTGTAAGAATTGTACCAGCTGAATAGCCATTCGCACCCTTAGCCAAAACAGATCCCACATTGTCTGTGTCATCTATGCTGACAGGAATTCCAAGTCCCGTTTTACAGTCATCTTCTGTAACCATCAAATCCATTGCTGCAGCATTAATTTGCTTGGCAAGGAACCCTGAATTTTGTGTAGAAAACTTTGTAGCAATAAGCCCAGCTCTTGTTCCGTAGCTTGCGGCAAAATATTCAGCAGGTGACATCCCTTCTGTATAAGAGGACTTAATCCCAATAGGAACTGGAGTATTTGTCTGATCAACAACCAAGAAGTCTGCGCCAATATTACTATTTAACTGACTCTTGTTTCCTCTGGCACCAGAAGCAACCATTTTTGCCAAGTTCGATCCCTTACGAATTGAGGCATCGTAAACCATCTCTGGCATTTTTTTAGAATACTTATAGTAAAGTGAAACTAACTTTTGTTCTTTTTGTTCAGATGTAAGCTTGGGATCTAAAAAAATAGATCTTTCTTCGTCTTCCACCCCTTGCATAAGTTCTTTTTTATCTATGGGAGAAACTAAGTCATCCATAGAAAAAGAACTTCCAGTTTCTACTGCACCTTTTGATCCAAGCCTTAGGAGCTTGTAAGAAATATCTTTATAAGACTCTGGCTGCTCTTCTGCAACCCTTTGCAATATGGTTTGAACCTCGTGGCTGCCAATAGGCTTATCGTCAGAAATATCGGCCCTGAATTTTTCAGGGACGATAGAATTAAAAATAAGCCTGGCAACTGTTGTAACCATTATTCAATGTTGCCCTAATAAAACTTATTTTTCAAGAAATGAACTTTACGTCACATTTCTTGAAAGCTTTTTTGGAGGGAAATGAAACCTTCCCATTGTCCCAAAGAACAGAACCATCTGCCCTGTAAATACCCTGAATTCTTCTTTTTCTGCAAAAAACTTTTCTACCAGAGTCGTTGTCAAATTTTTTTACATTAACTTGAGGTAAATCTTCCTCAACGGTTTGAATTCCATTTTCTCTGTAAAAAGTTCTTTGAACGACTCTTTTGATGTTTTTATCCCAGATGGAAAATACTTTAACTTCAATTTCTCCAGCCTTAATTCCAGGTCCAAGAACCTGAGAAACTTTATCTGGAGAGCACTGAAGCTGAGACGCTACATATTCTCTAGAATCCCAACCGTGTGGTGGTTGGTGTGTTTTATTTAATATCTTTTCGTGTACTTTTTTCCAGTTAGTTTTGTTCATACGAATATTGGCCATGTTCCGGTTCTGCCTCTCTTTGAGTCGAACAAGAAGTAGGTTTGTTGTGGTGGTTCATAAGGGGCCTTGATGCTTAATGCATAAGGTCCATATCCAATGATGGATCCATTGCTGACCCATTTGGGGTTTTGCTGCATCTGGTGCCAATGTCCAAATACATCAAGATCTGCGACCCTTCCCCTGTTCCAGGAGGAGATGGCTTTTTCTACGGGGATAGTTAATCCTCCAACTCCACCCTGATATCTAAGTCCGTCGCCGTGGTGAAGTCTAATGGTTTTTCCATATACGTCGATATAGGTATGGTAGCCGCTAGCAACTTGCCACTCTACTCCGTCTGTGATGACTTGGCTAAGCCACTTATACATCAACCACTCAAAAGAATTTTTTGCTCCAGTAGATATTCTAGATTTTGGCGTAGTACGTCCATGGTTGCCATAGCAGCAAGGGATAACTATTTTCTTGAAGTTACCATGAGCTCTTAAGGTGTTAATTCCTTTAACGATTTTGTCTTGCACCCATACGACTGCCTCTACCGGAGAAAGACTGTTGTTTTCTACGAGCTCTTCGTGAATATATCCACTGATGTGATCTCCCAATAAACAAAGCACAAGGTTGTCGATGTCTGTGCCAGCTCTCTCTATTTCAGTAAGTCTTAAAACACTCTTGAAGAATGTCTCAATGCGTTGTTCAGCAATCTTTAGATTAAACTCGTTTAAACCATTGACGGTGTCGGGATGCACCGTTTCTTCAATGTGCCAGTCAGAGGCAACAGCAAATGCCGTAGCCTCGCTACTCTTTTGATTCTTGGGGATTGAGATGGTGGACGTAGTTACGGGTTGGTGGGAAAGCTTTCCAAGTACATCAAGCTGTCCCTGCAACTGTTCTACTAACTCAGAATAAAGATCAATCTGAGATTTATAGTTTTTTAGTTCTTGTGCGTGAGCCTTAGCTGTTGATTCACGTTCTATGTGAACCCATTTTGAGTTGTTGTTTGACATAAATTTACTCTTTCATTTTTATACCAAGACTTGAGGCAAATGATTCAAAATCATCATCATCAGGCTTGGCAAGCATAAATACAGGATGTCCTGGAATAATTACCACAAGTGCAACCAAGTTTCCATCTCCATCTCTTATCTCAACAGATGAAGCATCTCTAGTCTCCAAAAGAGGAGGCTGAAATGGATTTTTTCTAACAACTACTTTTAAGGTATTGTCTTGGCTCATGCCTGCATAGGTGCCTGTTGTACTTCTGGTGGAATTTGTTCTTCTTGTGGTGTTGACGCCTGTTCTGTTGCACCTGGGTCTTGCGTCATTGAGCTACCTTGTAGCAACATTTTCTCTAGCTGGTCAAGTCTTTCTGCAACGCTTTTTTTCTTTCCTGTCCCCGTTCCAGACATTTTCATCATTTGAACTTCAGAAGCAATTTGCTGAACCATTTGTGCTATCTGTTGCTGGCCCTGCATCAATGCCTCTAAACCTTGCTGAATCATTTGAGCGATTTCATTAAACCCAATTTGTGGTTGATCTCCAGATCCAGGTGCAGGAGCAGTTGGCTGAATTAACCCATCCTGCTGTGCCATAGCCGCAGCCTCTTGGGTCTGTGGAGATGGAACAAAAGCTGTTTTATTAACTTTACCCATTACCTCTTGCAACAAATTTAAATCAAAGTCTCTCATAATCATTAATTAAAGTTTTACACTATGCTTGCCTAAATAACAACCTACAAGAAAGATATTCTCCGGTTGATTGACTACCTGCCTGAAGAATTTTTAATCTCCATTGACTGTTAGGTTGCATAATCAATGGCTGTCCAAAAAAGATACTAGATGTCATCTGGTTGGCTGCAAGTACAATGGTCTGGTTTGCTGTTTGAGATGTATTTTCTATGACGTTAACTATTCCAACCACAATGTCACTTCCAACCGACTGAGAAAAAGCTGAAATTTGTGCACCATAGGCCAAAAGTGTCGTGTCTGATGGAACAACAAAATATCCAAATTCCTTCTCTGTATATAAAGCCCCAGGAAACGAAAAATCAGCCCAAGCCATTGATAATCCACCTGAGGTAGTTTGAGACCCAATAAAAGATGAAAATGGTCTCCAGACAATACTAGTTCCATTTGGACCTAGTGTCGGAATCCAACCTTCTGCTGCCGTAGATGGTGGTTGAGTAATAAAATCTTTCCAATTTGTTCCACCATTAATTGAATACTGTGCCGACAATACACCACTCACTGGATCTCTGTAAAAACGAGTCCTGTGAGACGGAGTTAAGGCGTTTGGGATGAACTGTTGTTCACCTAAAATCGGATCTGCCATGATATGTTAATTATCCAAATATTTTTGATAAGAATCCTTTAGACTCTTGTGATTGTGCGGTTTGCTCAGGCTGTGCTTCTTCGCTTTCTCCAGGAAGTGGCTGAACACCTATTACTAAGTCCTTGTCTTGGTTTCTACGTTTTCTAATGCTGGTACTTAATCTCACTGCTCTGCCGTCGGCAAGTCTTTTTGCTGCAGCACTTAAATTCATTAAGGCAGGAACTGCTAATGCAGCTGTTAATCCAGTGGCGGCGACTGTCAATGTTTTCTGGGTTGGCGTAAGATCATTAAATTTTTCAAAAATATTCTTATTTGCTTTTTGATAGGCTATCTGAGTTTTAACACTTTCTGCAGCAGCATTAGTAAGTGGGGGACCTGCGGTAATATCTAAAACCGCAAGTGATGGCGATTTGTTCCATAAATATGGCGCAGCCATTCCCATTCCAAAGTTCTTGGCAAAGTTCATTGCTCTTGAACCACTAAGACCACTATCACCATAAGTTGCTTGATCCCAACCAACTCCTAAAGCTGATCCTGTGCCCAACCCAGTCAATAGTTTTCCCATGAATGGACTTAACGCTTTCTTGACTATTGTGGCTTGTGCTTCCTTTTTTATTTGAGTAGCCATAAGTTAAAACTATTATGCACTAACCTCTACTGGACTGTCGATTGATATTTCGCCTCTTCTGTAAGCGGCGATCACTTCAGAAGCATCCTTATATTTAGTAGTTGGCCTGCGTTTGTCTATTCCAGTTGTGTTATACAGTCCAAGCACAAACTCTTGTGATGGAGTATAAAACACTCTTCTATCTTTAATTGATAGTAAATTTTTAGATGGTAAGAGCTTCTCTTTAGCTTCTTCAACCGCATCATCAGAGACAGGAACGTGAATGTTAATTTGGTCACCGTCAAAGTCTAGATTAAAGCCCTTAACGATCAATGGGCTTACCTGAATCGAGTCTCCAGTAACTAGCTTGGGCATAGCAGACATGATATTATATCTGTGTAAAGCTGGTGCACGATTGTACATAACTGGACGGGTGTCCATTTCTTCCAAAAGAAAGCGCTTAGCATAATCTGTCTTTCTCTCAATGTTTTGGGCTGCTTGAGATGCTTGCATACCATTTTTAACCATTCGTCTCATGACGAACGGAGAATAAAGCTTCCAAGCCATCTTAAGTGGAAGTCCAACACTGTCCATATCTAGCTCATCGCTTGGAATCGCCACGCCTCGTCCAACTGTATTGACGGTATGTCCAATAACCTTTGAGAGGAACATGCCAGTCTTTGGTCCACCACTCCCAGACAGAGATTTAATGAATCCCTTTACTCCCTTTTGCTGAAGCTTTGGGTGAAGTGGTTCTCCAAGCCCCATCACTGCAGCGAGGGAGTCGTATACGGCCAGTCTTTCCTCTCCGGCCTCACTATCACCAAACTCTTTTAGAGACTGTCTGTGAAGGTCTCTAGCTGTCATTAAATCCTTATAGAGATAATTGGCGTCCGCACTGAGCATTACTTTGCCCATCATCGAAACCGGTCTATAGCTAGCAGGTAACACTGGAACTTTTTCCATGAAAAAGTCTTCAGCATTCAAACCCTGTTTTTTAATTCCAGAAATAATATTAATTCTTTTAACGGCATCGTTCCTTGCGGTCCTTGATCCATTTCTTACCTTCGACCTCAAGTCTTCCTCTAGTTTATCTAAATCCAAAGAGCTGAACGCATCGCTCAAAGCCTTTGGGCCAGTTCTACCATCCAATGTTTCTTTGCCAGACAAAATGTCACGCATCTTGGGTTCCGTTAAGTTGAGGATTTTTCGCAAAGATTCCTCAAGAATAGGATTTGGCATTGGCTCATCTAATTTGACATAACTCCAACGCTTGCCATCTATTCCATGAAGTCCTTGATCCAGTAGTCCACCAGAAACTGGCTGATTATCTTTTATATTAATTGTTTCAGAATTCTGGACTTCCCTGTCACCCACTAACTGCTCAATGTCTGCCCTTTTCAAAGCTTTGATGGTAATATTTGGCCCCCTCTTCTCGGGATTAATACCAGCAGCCTTCAGAGTGTTAGTGAACTTTTCGTAAATAAACGGAATCTTTGGAGCAGGTAGTGGTTGGCCAAGTCTAATGGCTCTCCACATATCAACATTAGCTCCAGTTCTATAATTTTGAATATCTGACAAATTCTTTACTGCACCATGAGATAACAAAGCCATTGTGTCTAACAGACCAACCCTCTTGGCACTCTCAGATCCACCTGGTTTTCCTGGCTGCTCATTTTGATCGGGGTTGCCCTCATCAATGGCACTCAGCTTAGCGTCTGCCGTATGTTCGAGCTTTAAAAAGTTTTGAATACCCGTAAGAACTCTAGGTACCGTACGATTGTTTTCAGGATCAAACAAATCCTCTGCGTCAGATATTTGATTAGCGTCTAATTCGCGCTTAACAAATTCATGATATGAGTCATTTGAAAAAGATGGTAATACATACTTTTTTCCAGTCTTTGATGCGACCTTGCCAAGCAGAGCTTCGTAAACCATCCCTGGATTAACACGACCAATCATAGCTGCTGGATTAATTAAAATATCAACTGTATTGCCGTCCTGATCTTTAAACATTTTATCATCAGGAATAATACGACCAACAACACCCTTGGCAGCAAATCTTGAAGATAATTTATCACCAGGCTTAACCGGAAAGTTTGCAGCAATATTTACAGACAATCCGTTGCGAGTTTCTACTGCATCAACTACCTTTCCATTAACTCCTTTTTCCCATGTCTGACTTTTATCAATAAATGATTTTCTAAGTATCTTGTGAAGATTGCCTTTTGCTCGATCTTCTGGCCTTAAAGTTCTTGGAGCCAAAGAAAGAAATACAGGATCACCTGGGTTAAGCTCTACCCCTGATTTGATCATTCCGTTGTCGTCAATTTTCTCTAATTGTTCCTTTGTATATTTATTGGGGAACAATTGCATAAACTTGGTTTTACTGGATACCGTTCCTTGTTTATTTTCTACATCAAAACCGTAAAGATGTGATGATGTTAATTTTTTAGCCGCACCCTCGCTAATTGTTATAGAGTCTTCAAACGTTCCGCCAGTTTTACCTGGCATAAATGCAACCTTTAAGTTCTTTCCAAGAGCTAGTTCCCCTTGAGGTGTCACATAATTGGAGTGTGCAAGTGCCTGTCCAGCTTTCACCTGGTCTCCTGGCTTCACCATCGGAAAGTCAGTTGTAAAAGTTTTTCGGTTGTGTGGATAGTAATTCCTAAGCTCTACCTCAGTTGTCTTATTGTCGGGAGTCTGTAAAACAATTCTGTCTTTATCTACTTTTTTAACTATCGCATCACTTGTCGCAGAAAGAACTCCAAGTTTCTTGCCAAGAGTTACCTCAAGTGGAGAGTTGTCTTCGCTATCCTCATCCAAAGACATAACCAAAGGAGATTCTGGCTCTGTCATTGGCAATGCTTGAGTAAAGTATTTTCCAGCCATGAAAGCACGAGTACCCTTCATGGTGCTAAACATTGGAGCTAGATTAATTGAATCTGTATAGATGTGGTTGGGAGATAAAATCTCGTATTCAATCTCATCAGGAGATGCATAGCCAACCTTTCCCTTCCTCATGGCAGGAAGATAGGAGGGGCCCGTTGGATTAGCTTTTTTGATTAATCCTGGAAACAGAGATTCAAATAAATCTGACATTTTGATCTTTAGTTTAACTACAACGACATCTCCACTTTCTCAAAGCCTTATTGATGCGACTGTCTGGATCATTCTTTGTTTCGGCACTAGTTCTACTTTTTTTCATTCCACACATTCTAGAGCAAAAGCTATTCTGCCTCTTTTCTCTTTTTCCGCTAGGATTTTTTTCAGTAACTGGAGCTTTAAGATTACCACCAGTTTCTCTGTTGTAGCTAGCTCTACCTTTTGCATTTAATCCACCCTCAGAGTTTTTACCCTCAGATCTTTGCCATGCTGGAGACTTAGCAAGCTTGGGAAGAAAGCTCAAATCAGCTTTCTTTGATTTATCTTTTTTCTTAGATTTCTTGCGGCAAGAATCTGGTGCATATGGCTTCTTTCCAGGAACTGGTTCGTAGCCATCCCAACAGCGTCCCGCCTCTTTCTTTGTTAAGTCACTCCACTGCTCCTTGTCAGGATAAGCCTTGTCTCCAGGTTTAGCCGGTGGCTCACCTCTTTTACGTTTAGCTCTAATGTTTGCCCAAAGACCTGGCTTTTCGTCTTTGGCTAGTTTTGGTAAGAAGCTTACTTTATTCATATATTTAAATTATTGTTTAGCTATCATGTTTTGGTTAGCTGGATAAAGAGTGTCGTCTAAAAAACTCACTGCGCTAATTAATGGCTTATATGAAGTAACTGCATCAGGAACACGAATCATTCCGTTGTCAAAATCTATAATCTGTTTCTTGCTATGTAGATTTGGGTTTCTCCACTTGAGATAATTATCAAACTTTGGATACATTCTAGTCTGACCTTCCGTAGGAATTGAATTGTGATCAGACGTTCCAACATACTTTGAAAGTTCATTGTTAATGTCTGTCATGGTTTTACCAGGATTTAACGGACTACTTAAAGACGTTGCTGTCTGCCAAACTTTATCCATTGAATCATCAGTAAGCATGTCTCTTTTTATTGGATCCCTATATGTCTGCCTTCCAACTGGTTCATACAAATCCGCGCCCCTTGATGCGGTATCTCTTACTCTTGCCGCATATCCCCACGGTGCACGACCCGTAGCCTTTGAAATTGCAAATCCAGGTGCCATTTTATCGCTTAGACTAGGCGTCAGTTTTTCAGAAGAATCTCTCCACACAGAATCATTATCAATGTTCTTTTCTTTTAGGAATTGCGAATATGCAGAGACAGGGCCAGAACTAAAGGCATCGTAGTGAGCTTGTGACTTTGGGTCCCACTTCATCAAATCAAAGTCGCCTGTTATTGCACTTGCCAACCCACTTTTTCTAACAAGTTTTACAATGTCTACAGGAGACATTTTTTTACCCATCAGCTTTTCTGACATCAAGTTTGATCCATCCTGTATATATGTATCAAGCCCCTTCATTGGATCATATTTTTTTTGACTTACGTTATCGGCCAAATTGTAAAATGCGTCAGCAGACCTCCTAGAGGTCGGCGTCATAATAGCACCTGTTTTGGGTAAAAAACTATTGGGCTTCAAATTGCTGCCATCTTTAGCTGATTTTGGCAAAAAACTCAATTTTTCCATCTTCTTACTATATTGTTTTTCCTTATATTCGTCCATCACAGCTTTTAAAGCTTCAGGATCATCCACAAGTTTGGTTGGATCTATTCCCCAATTCCTGAGAGCAAAGGCTCTCCTGGGGGTGGGATTTTCTCTAAAGGCTTTTCCGCCATGCCTAGCCTTGAAAGATATCCACCTTTTGATTTGTCTCTTATCATCCTCTATCCTGCGTCCCTTGGAATGACGATCATACCATTGAAGCCATCCATGAGGATCAGCTTCATTATACCAGTGTGCTGGCCATTCAGGAAGGCTGGCTAGTCTTGGAGCATCTTTAGTACCATAGACTTCCTTGTACACACCCATTTCCTTAAGTTGTTCTGGGGTATAATCTGGTAGGAAAGATACGCTAGTATCATCTTGAGTACCTTTTTTCCTGAATGGCTTTAAATTTGCTGTCCCCCTTATTAATTGTTTTTGTTTGATCTTCTCTTTCAAATCTTCAGGATCTATCTCTGACATCAATAGAGGAGTTTCTTTCGATACTCTTTTTGTTGGTCTATATACTGGATATGATTCGTCTTTTGCTTCGGGGTCGATATTTTTCCATTCTTCTTTAAACCATCTCGTTAGACCCTTTTTTGTTTTTTTTCCACTGTAAGTTCCCCCCATATCCTTATACTTTTTTACGAGCATCCCTGAGCGGTACGCAGAGTGTTGAGGGTATTGTTTATACACTATATCTTTTGCTTTTTGATATAGATCAAGGTCAAGGGGGATATTTTGTGCGTTCTTAGATAATTTAGATTTTGGCTCTTCCTTCTTGGCTTTTAAAGGCAACTTCTTTCCCTTGGTAGACTGATTCCATTCGTCTACATCAACGCCTTCAGCCTCCAGCTTTTCTCTGTTGGCATTAAAGTACTTTCTTTGAGCTTCGCTAGAGTATGGCATACCAGAGTAATTTTGAACCATTTACGAAAACTTTAACAGCAAAAATTAATAGACTGCCTTAAGCATACAATTGACTGTTTAAAGTATACAATATTATCAAAATAGCCAGTAGCTAAAAAAAAAACGACACACAATTAAGTGTGTCGTTTTGATTTGTGCTACACCGTCGCACGATTCATCCTAGTACCACGCTTCCGCCTCATCCGATAATCGAACGAGTCGACTAGATGGAACATGCGGTTATACGTGAATTGTCCGACTAATGGCAAGACAAGGCCGACAAGGATCAATCCGAATGCACCCCAATACATTCCTAGGAGAATAGGCAAGAGGGCATTGGCACAAAAGCCAAGGCCAATCGTTGCAAATCCCCATCGAACCAGTTTAGCAAGATCATCCATCCTACTATCTAGTTCTATATAAGTTACAGGCTTTTGAATAATTTTGGTTACCCAAAAGACCAGCAGCTCAGGTAGTGCAAAGACAATTGCTGTCCCACCCAATAGAAGAATGGTAAACATAACGGCCATCATAGCTGAAAGCATGATGCCGAAACTGTTTTCTCCAGTAATTCCCAAATTGTGCCACATCGTAAATGCGACAAAAAGAATTACTGACGGAATGAAGGTCAACATCATACTGTAAAGTATGTAGTTAACTGTGAGCTTGTACGGATGTAGAACTTTCATTATTTGTTTCATTGTATTACCTCCAACATAGTTGCTTTATCATTGGGACATTCATGTATCCCAGGAAGGGTATATACCTGAACCAACCCGCAGATCGGGCAACGATACTTTTTCTCAAATGGATTGCGGTCAGAAGCGTTAACCGCAAACTGAAATAGCAACACAAAGAGAACAAACAATGACAGAATAGTTTTTTTCATAATGTAAAAAAAACAATTAGTTTGATTTAGCTCTCTCAAGCCCCTACCCAATTACTGGGTAGGGGCTCTCAAGAATGCAGCTAGACCCTAACCCAACCCACGAGGGGGACTTGGATGTAGACCTTATTGCTCCAGCGACTCCGAGCAACCTTGATTATACCCTCTTGGTGGACCGTATAGCCAGAGAGCATCGCCTTGGTCCAAG